GGCTGATACTGTCTTTTCATCCGATGCGTTCTCAAACTTTCGGATTGTTGTTTCTTGTTGTTTGAGTGTTTGTTTTTTGGATCGTAATTTTTTTTCGAGCTTTTCAACTATCTTCCTTTTAGATGTTAAAGATTTCCTAGCTGCGTTTTTTGTTTTTTCTTTAGTAGAAAAAGAATACGTAGACTTAGAACCCTTAGGTCTTCCACCTTTCTTCCTAGGCGATCCGTCCTTGTTAAGTATAGGGCTTCCTTTAGAATCTGTCAAGTATTGAATTGAATTTATTTCTGTCGTCTTCTTTTTGTCTGTCATACTTTTTATCTATATGTTTTTTTAAACCCATTCTTGATAGCTTACGGTCTGTACTTGCTTCTAACCAATCAACGGCTACAGCTAAACTAATTTCATCACCATGCACCATTTCTGAAACAACTTCTAAAGCATTTATTTGTTTTGGTATAGGTTTAAAATAACCAGTTACTTCACTTGTTTCATAACCAAAAGGAATGGTTGATGTCTTTCTTTTTATGTATCCTTCTTTCATTTCTTACTCTCCCAGTCTTCAATGGCTTTTGTTATACTATCTTCTGCTAAAACAGAACAGTGTAACTTTATTGGTGGAAGTTCTAAAGCCTCTGCTATATCTTTATCTTTAATTAGTTTAGCTTCTTGTATAGTCTTACCCTTTAACATATCTACAAATAAGGTTGATGAAGCTATAGCACTACCACAACCATAAGTCTTAAACTTAACGTCTTCTATAAGGTCTCCCTTAAGCTTTAATTGTAGCCTCATAACATCACCGCAAGCCGGTGCTCCTGTCATGCCTGTGGCTACATTAGGATCACTAGGGTCGAATCGACCTACTGAATGCTTCGTTGGGTCTTCTAAAACACTCTCAAACCTATCTAATACTTTCTGTGAATACGGCATTACTTCTTGGGTTTGTTAAAAATCTTATCGAAGTTATCACGATACTCTTCGCTGTAAACTCCGGGTCTAGCTCTAGAACCTTTACCTGCTATAGTTTTTCTAAACATAACAGGCTTTGCATCACTTCCTACTTGTGTTCCTTTTTTTACCATTTTTCTCTGTCAGCCCAATATGCTGCTGACATTTTACCTTTAGCTATGTTCTTGCCATGTCTAGCCTTAAAGCTTTTACGCTTTGCTTTCATTTTATCTGATTCACCTGCTTTAGGTTTACCTGCTGTACTAGCTCCTTGTTCTCCAAAGCGTATGGTTTTTATTTTATCTCCTACTTTAGCCACAACAACATGTGATTTAGTTTTATGACTAGGAGTACGTTTAGGTTTATTGTAGCCAGATACTCCTGCGTTTTTTAATCTACTGTCCTTCTTCGTTGCCATTACTCTTCTTCTCCTTCATCAGTTTCTCCCACATAAGGTTGTTCGCTTCTAGTTTCTTCTTCTTGGAAATAGGGTTCTTCTTCATACTCAACGTCCTCTGCTTCTATATTAATAGGTGCTTTATCTGGCATGATAAAAATTCCACCCGATGTTTGTAGGTTGATGTCTAACTTTTCAGACTTTGAAACTCCAACACGGTCTAATAAAGACTGAGCAGCGTTTAGTTTATTACTGGCTTGTGGTATTGGTTTATCTGAACTCATGATCTCTAGAAGCTTAAAAGCTGCCTTAGGTGCATTGTGTGCTAGTACGTCTTTAGTTAGTTCTAACACTTCGTTCTTCAAAGACTTCAAGACTTGGTAGTGCCCACCTGAATAGCCTGCTAAGGCTGCTGCTTGCTTGGCATCTCCTTCAGTTTCTACTAGACTGTCAAGGAAGAGTTGTTGTTTATCCGTTAACTCTCTTGATGTTTGCTGTGAAGATATAATACTGTTCATGTCAACCAGTATAGGGTTATATGAAAAAAAGTCAAGAAGTACTTGACAAAATGCTCTCTGACCTGTATGATGGAGCTTGTCTCCGAGATTGTTAAACCCCTAGCATTTGGAGACTCCACTTAGTAGACTTTACAGTCTATCCCACCTTCGAGAATCTCCACTTAACCTATATAGTCTTTAAAGCCCGACAAAACTATTGACTCCCTAATAGTCCTGTTCCTCTTAATCCCGACCTTTCTGGTTGACACCCCTTTTAGCTAAAAACATGTAACCACTCTATAGATATATACGGAGGGTGGGGTGGTCTCCTGCCTCCCCCCTTCGATACCTTAGTGTTAGAGCAGACTATGTCTACTCCTTACTTCAAAGACTACTTAATCTTGTCAAGAGTTTCTATGTAGTACTAAACAGACTTCGTAGATATCCAAGTCTTTGAAGTAAAGCACTTCTGAGCTTACTAAGTTTAAAAAGTTTTGTAAGCATTTAGTTAGACGCTAGAACAATAAGTTGTCGTTGCGAAAGACAAAGGCTGCCTCGTACCTTTACGTGTAGCTAATGTACATTGTAAGCCTTTGTAGCTTGGTTGTACTGCAACGATCTTATCTTATCCCACAAAAACTATCTAGTTTACAAAGTTTGTGTAGTTGATGCGTGTTATTATTAATAGAATAACTATGCAAACTTCATAGAATATCAAAGACTTAGATAGTTTTTGTGGTTTAGTTATATCTGTTCCTTATCCATATCACCCCTCCTTAAGCATGTTTAGGTTAAGCATAATTTTAATTGCTAATAGAATATATTTTAACTACGGAATTCGTAATGATAAGGATTAAATTCATGTCGTCAGCAGAGGCTGTATGAATTCCAAGGGTTTTTAAATGGTAGTTAGTATTACATAGCTACATCCTCTTATAATTTATGCATTGAACATGAATCCTAAAAGCCTGTAAAGTAAAGTATACCTTAATGCTTATGAAGTAAACTTCAAAGAGCATTAAATACTTTACAGGCTTCTAGATATCCATGTCTTAACCATGGCAAATTAACGGGAGATACCTATGATACTAATTACATTTGAAAACCAAGAAACCTTGGAATTTAATGACAGATTTACAGCCGAAATTCATGTTGATACTTATGCATTAGCAGGAATTCCGGTAGTAAAAATTAGATGTGAAGACACATCTGATTCTATTGCAATCAACAATTACGTTGATTTGCTTAACCTAAACATCCAATAACCTAAGGAGGTATAATATGGATAACACAACTACATTTGATATAACTAAAATTGATAAAGATCGTCTTGCTCAACCAAGCACTTACAATCAATTAAAAGCAATTAGCTACAAATTCTCTAAAACGAAGGCAGGCAAAATGGAATGGCAACGACAAAAGAGAGTTCTAGCTACTCTTTATAGCTTACAAAAGGAAGGCAAACTTAGCTTCCAACAAGCTCACAAGATGCTTTCTACATCAAAGACTCTCCCCCAAGTCTACGAAGACTTAATGAATGTCTACATAGAAAATCATGATGCTTAAGTAGCCCATCTAAAGGGAGTAGTCTCATTACAGTCTGCTCCCTTTTTTTATGTCTCTAGGGGGAGGTTAAATAGGCTTTACTTCGTAAAGGCTTTTTAATTTAGGAGACCACACCACCTATTTTAACTCCAAAGTGAAGTATTTAATAGCGGCAATGGGTTGAGGGCGTTGTTAATAAGCTGTGTATAAACCATGTATAAACTGTGGATAACCTGTTAAGAACCTGTTAATCTTTAATTATTGTGTACCTTTTCTAAACCTTTTAAGTTTGTACCTTTAAATATATGTACCTTAAATCTGTACCTTAAACATTAAATGCTTGCAATCCTCGGTGGGTTCTGGTAGAATTTTAGGGGCTAGGCAGAGCGACCTAGCGGTTAATAATAAATACCTAAGGAGGTAACTATGAATATAGATATTACAGACGGAGAAGCAATTATTTTATTAACATCTATTAAATTAGCAAGAGATAATTTTACTAGCTTCCCACCAGACGTATCTGAATCAATGAAGGTTGGTGTGTTAAATACACTTGACAGTCTTAAAGCAAGAATGGAACAACATCCAGATGCTATTGAAACTATTTAAAATATTACAAACGAGCAATCGTTGGCAAGATGTGGTACAATTTTAGGGCTTGGCGAGGCTAGGCAGATTTTATAAATAATAAACCTGAGGAGGTTAATATGAGTGTAAACGTAAATTTACATAGAGTGGTAGAAATAAAAATAGAAGGGACTGTTGAACTTAAAGCAGAGAGAGATGGTAAAGACCATGTTTTTTATACCAGAGACATAGTGGTTGTTCAAGAAGATGGAACAGAACTTGAAATAGGAATGTTTGCTGATGATCCTACTAAGTTAATCCCTGCTTTTGTAATGGATGATAATAGCGAGGAAGACTAATGGAAAAGATTATACAAGACTGGGATTTAGTTAATAAACTAATTAAAGAGATTGAAGATAATGCAAATGATGAACTTAACTTTGAGGAGGACTCATGAAAAAAAGAAAAATACCTTACCATCTTAGACAAGCCTTTGCAGAAGCGGAAGCTTGGAGAGAAGATAAAAAACTATTTGGTGTAGAAAAAGCAGAAGAAATTGCTATGAATAATGATTATGATAACGAACCACTAGAAGGTTCATATAATAATTATGGTATAGGAGGTTGTGAAGGATGAAGTTTAGAACAAAAGAATTAGCTTTTACACATTATCAAAAGCAAGGATTTAGATATGACACTGCTATGAGTATCAGAGAAGATAAGTGGTTCATGTTTAGAAAGGGCAGAAAGTATGCTGTTATAACACCCAAGTATGATAATATAGTGGGTACATCATGGCATGTTAAAGCATGGTCTTAGTTCTTAAAGTATTACATACTTGCAACGACAAGCAAGGCATGGTATAATTTCAGGGCAAGGGCAGACTGGGTTTCTTTAAAGAAACTTAATAATAATAATACCTGAGGAGGTAAATAACTATGAGTAATATTACTTATACAAGAAATGGTAGTGCGTCTACTAGATCAATAGCAAAAGCACCACATTCAATCAGAACTGTTTGGAATCAAGCATCTGATTTAGGTGTTAATGTTCTAAGAGTTAGAGTAGCTCAAGAGAGAAACGAAGTAACTCAAGGAAATACTTTCAATGGTTATCATAAAGGTAAAGTATCTATCTACAAACAAAGAAAGAATCCAATAGAAAAACTATGGTTCAGAAGGTTTGTAAAGCTTAACGAATCTAACAAAGGTATGCAAGTTTTAGAAGTTGCAAACAATGTAGATGTTGAAGATACTTTAAGAACTATTGATAGCTATAACAGCTTTATAAATGGTAACATCTTTGTTAGAATGTTCCATGCTGTTAAGAACGTAGTAGCTTAAATTAGCAAAGGTAATAGTACCTAGAATAACTATTAAACAAGAGTTGCTAGTCTCTTTAAAAACTAGCAAGTGTAGCTAGGGGTTGAAACTCCTATAAAATCCTAGAAATGTGAATAGTCTTAATTGACTAAGAGGACATGAGGAAAGGTCGGAGATGAAGGGACAATAAGACTGAGAAATCCAGATGTTCACTAGCTACACACTTTTTAATTGAGGAGATAATTATGGTAACAAGAGTACACAAACATAGAAAATATTGGCAAGCCAATGACGGAAAAGTATTAGAAATAGAAGGCAGACAAGAATTAAGTATAGGAGTAAGTATTACTGGACAAAGGTACGAAGATTGGATAAACATTAATAGTTATGAAGGAGAAATAACTATAAAAGGGTGTCACGTACATGATCTTTTAGATACAATACTAAGATTTTCTTCTAGAAAAATGAGAAATCATTACAAAGAAATGCTTGACGTTATAGATTTATCAAACGACAATCCACTTCATCAACCAAAACCTTTTCATCCTTATGATGTTGAATGTGAAAAAGAAAGAAGAGAACACATTCAAGAGTGGAATATTAAACGAGAAAAAGATATTAACCAATACCTATTAGAAATGTCAAAGGAAAAAGTCAATGTATAAATTATTATCAGTAGACAACAATCCAAAAGTTATGAAGGGTAACAAGTTACAGGACAAATACTGGTCTGTTATCCTACACTTAGCTCCTAGTGATTTAGCTGACGGCAAACGTACTGTTTGTCCTTATGCTAAGATAGCTATGTGTGAAGAACCTTGTTTAAATACAGCAGGTTTAGGTGGTGTTTATCCATCTATACAAAATGCTAGGGTTAGAAAAACCCTGTTGTTTTTAGATGAGTATGAAACCTTTATGGAACAGCTCGTTGATGATATCAATAGATTCATCAGAGCTTGTGATCGTAAAGATAAAAAGCCTTGTATACGATTAAATGGTACAAGTGATATCCAATGGGAGCATCAGTTATATGAAGGCAAGACAGTCTTCGAGATGTTCCCATCTGTGCAGTTCTATGACTACACCAAGATACCTACTAGAAAAATTGAGGGCATAGATAACTACCACTTGACATGGAGTTATTCAGAAGCTAATGCTAAGTATGCTAAACTATTTGATACAGTACCAAACAATAAAGCAGTTGTGTTTAGAAAAGCATTGCCATCTTTCTTCAAAGGTTTGAAGGTTATAGATGGAGACACACATGACATGAGATTTTTAGATGAAGACAACGTGGTTGTTGGACTAAAAGCAAAGGGCAAAGCTAGAAAAGATTACTCTGGTTTTGTAATTGATAACGAGAGAATAGAAGCGAGGGCAATATGAGTGAAACGTACATAAATATATTGGACATAACATTTTATATGTGTGATGACGAAGGTAACGAAGTACTAAACAAAGATGGAACAATAAAAGAGTTTTCCCACAAAGGAAGATTAAAACCTCTTGAATATCTTTGTGAAGATATGCAGGTTGAGGACTTAGAGGAGAGAAAACAATGATGATACTAAATTACGAAAGTAAAAAACAATTAAAAGAAAATATAGGTAACCGACTAAGGTATACTGAGACTTCAGTATTTGGAGATGAATATAAAAGTAATGGTAGATTTTCAGGGTGTAACAGACCTTATGACTTTAGAGGTACTGGAACTAGAGAGTTCTTTGCAGGTGTTACAATGGTAGATGATTTAATAACAAAGGTGAAATAATGCCATTTATAAAAATAGAAAGACTAACCAATGCTTTAAAAGTTATTGGAGAAGAGTTAGAAGATTACATAGAGAATGAAATCCATGATGCTCTTAATGAATTCAAAGATGATGAACTGGGAGAAGCAAGACAAGATGCGTATGAAAATACAAGGGAAGTAGCTTACCAAGTTGATAATGCAG